TGGCTAATGCATTATTCGGTGCTAGATATGCCAAGACGCTGTTTGACCCAATAAGGAGTGTAGTAGAATTTACATCCGCAGTTTTAACATCGGTAATAAAGACAGGTTCAATTAATGGTATAACAGATGTATTTGATAAAAAGGCTTGGATAACACTCGATAAAATCAAAGAGGATTTTGATATAACTGTAGCAGAGAAATTAGATTCTGAGAAAACAAGACAGAATATTAGAGAGGGATTAGATAAAGAGATATTCTATGTTAAGTTAGGAAGGCAAGTTATGTCTGCTCCAGAATACTACAGTGCTGTAGGGCTTTTCTTGCCTACTATGAGGGCGGAATTTAAAAAGTTGACAGGTTCAGATTTAAATTTGGATTTATACTTGAATGATAAGACTTATATGGAGGAAAATAAAGACGCATTACTAAAGTCTGCAAAAGTAGGACAGGAAATGGTGGAGCGTATTCAGGACTCTAAAGTTAAAGCTGGGACAAGGAGGTATTTGGAAGTACCGTTCAGTAAAGCTACAATAAAGGCAGACTCTGTTTTTGGGAAGGTGGTATCATTCTTTGGGAACTACGTATATAGAGAGCAAGGGGAATTGTTTACATCTCTGAAGTTCATTGCAAAGGATTTTGTTACAGAAGGTAAGAGTATGGATTCCGCAGAATTAAGGAATGCATCGGGAGTATTATTTAACGCTATGGCTTATTCTTATGGAATGTCCCTATACTACATTGCTCAACAATTAACTTTTGGGGACGATGACGACAAGGAAAAAGCAATACAGGAGTACGAAGAATTATTTGATATAAAAGCTATGGCTACTAATTTAGTAGGTCAAGTATCCTTTTTAGGTTTATCTAAGTACGGTAAAATAGGAAGACTATCTGCAATAACTAGCCTATCCTTAGCGTATCGCTATACTGATGACAAAGAGGCTAAAGAATTAATAGCTGAAATATTAAAAGATCAGTTTTATATCTACAAGCCATTAGACTTTTCAAATTCTTACTCAACTAGTCAACTTGCTCTTAAAGAGTCCTTACCTCAATTAGAATTCTTACTAGAAAACATAAAGTTACTAGAAAAAACAGAAAACATAACAGAAGATCCAGAACTTGCTACGATGGTAGAGCTTGCTATAAATGCAACTAATCTAGGATTAACGTCTATAGGTACTCAATTACCTATGACTAGGCAGATTAAGGGACTGATTAAAAAATATCTAAAGGAGTCTAGCAAAGTTAAACCCACAAAGTCTACAGAAGACAGCACGACTCCTGAACGAAAGAAATATAAATTTACAAATATCTAGAACTAACTAAATATAGTTTTGCAAAAACATTAAAGCAATATGCCACAGATTACACTTACATCTACAGATACACTTCCATTATCTAGAACAGTTACTGGAACTGTTACCGCAAACACGACAAATAAAATTGTTACCGGAACAGGGACTGCTTTCTTAGCAGATATAAAGGGAGGAGATTATTTATATGATGCAGCTAACGATCAGTTACGTAAAGTAAACTACGTGAACTCTGACACTGAATTAATTCTTTATGCTCCATTTACTGTTGCGCTTACAGGTGCTACTGTAAAAACTACAAAGGGAAATGCAAGACAGATTTCTGTTGCGGCTAGTGGGGGAGATATTGTTATTGTAGATAGCTACGGTAATACGTCAGCCATCAAGGACGGAAGCAGCCTAACTCCTGAGCCTCTTGGGCTTAGAGGAGTAGAGCCTTTTATTGTAAAGGCTACTTCAGCAGCTACTGCTTACACTACTATCACTAATTAATAAAAAGCCCCCAAGGAATTTAACTTGGGGGCATTCACTAAGAACCTTTTAGATTTTGAACTGATCATAGAAGCCTAGCTTCTTAATCAACTTTTCGGTTCTGTTGTATTTCTTTTTGTATTCGTCCATACGCCCAAGGTACTTAGGCTTGTTCGCTACCAGTGCTGTCTGTATCTGACACACTAGCTGTAGTCTCTTGCTCATCTCCATCTTTTTCTAACATTATATTTAGTAAACCTTTTAGCATATCCGATGATACATTCATGTACCCATCAACAAGATTGTCGTACAGTTTATCATCCGATAGCTTCTTTCCGTCAAACTGTTTAAACATTCTGTTCAAGGCTGCTTTACCGTCTCTAAGGATCTCTTTGTCCTTCTGTATTGAAGTATCCATCCAAGATGGGATAAGCTCTCTAATAGCCCCCAAAAGAGCTGAGAACACTATTCGTTGTGCGGCGGACCTGTAGATGAACTCATCAATCTGTTTAAGCTCTTCTGGCGTGTATTCTTTTTTCATTCTTAATCTAATTGTAATGGGTAGTATTGGTTAAATTCTTCAAGGCTTACCTCTTTTATTCTGTGTAGATTATCAAGAAGTATCTCGCATTTAGTGTCTGCGTCCTTTATGTTTTTAAATCTTTCTTCGTACTTATGGGAGAAGCAACAAAAAAGCAAATTTCTGACTGCTCTTTCATAAGACTCTGCCTCAAACTCGCAGTAAAGCTCCCTCCCAATGTCCGAGTCTATTTTAAAATAGTAACTATTCATGCTCTTTAATAAGTTTGTTGACAGCAAATATAAACATCTCATTTAAATTGACAATACCTAATTCAGAACAGATTGGGCTATTTAAAAAATCCTTCATAGACTCGTGAAGCTCTACCGGATACTTAAGTAATTTTCTGTGTAGCTCTTTGTCTTTATCTGCCATAAGTCTTTCTTTGTAATTTCGGTTATACGGTATATCTCCCTGGCTTGTATAAGGCTTATTATGATAGTCCGGATTATATGGAGCGTATACGTACTTAGGCTTCTTCTTTTCCTTCTTCTTTTTTAAAGGAATATCCTCTATCTGTATTTCTCTGAATCCCTTGAAGTAATCAATTTCCTGACTCATCTTTTTCTTTATAGTATTCGGGGAACATGGCTCTATCGAACTCTTCTCCCCAAGTGTTTAGTACTGCCATTACTGTCCGTGCTGGCACATTTTACAGAGGTTTTGGCAGAAGAACTTGTCCTTTGGGTTCTTTGGGAAGCACTCCGTCTCAAGGGCTTTCTTAATGTCGTCAATGGCATCCTTTGCCTTGGAGGTTACAAACTTAATAGTGGTCTTGTCGTACTTCATAGCAACAGGTTTAAAATTATTCTTGTACTCTATTACCTCAAACCCAACAGGCCTTTTACCGTCAACCAATTCCTTTCCGTACATATACAGGTACTGCTGGAACTCATACTTCTTAGGATCCCAAGACGACTTGTAGTCACCATGCCACGTAATAGGCTCCTTTAAGCCAGTGGGCTCAAGCCTGTCGTACCCCCGCTCAAAGTCTAGAAACGCCCTAAAGTTATACCCGTGTACAGGAAACTTAATCTCCCTCTCCACATACTGAACGTTAGACATAGGAGTCCAACTCGCTAAACTATCTGAAAGGTTCTTGTGGTTCATAGCCCTCTTACCGACCTTCCCGTTCTTGTCTGTGTAGTACGACACCGCTTCGTGGGGGCACTTATCCATCAGATACTCAAACTTTCGGGTAAGCAGCTCCCTCATTGTTTCTAAGGGAATGTCTAGCCCTTGCATATACTTGTAGTACTCTTCCATGATATCGTGCATCATAGAGCCTCTGTACGCAAAGTAGTTGTCGGAACTTAGTTTTAGTATGTACGTCCCATAGAAGTTATATGGGCAGGAGATGAACGAAGATACCCTAGAGGCACTCCATTCAATATCATCCCACTTGTCAAGGTACTCTCTTACTCTTTCGTCCATCACTCTAACATTTTATCTATGTCTATAGACCTATTAGCAAGACATTCGTGAAACTTATTCGCTAGGACACTTAATGTCTCATACTGTTCATCTGTTAAATCCCCTTTGGCGTGTTTGTACAGGAATTCATTGTAGTCGTGTATTGCAAAGAGTGCATTGTCTGCCATAACAGCGCGTACATGGGAGGCTCTGTCATCAGGATCATTTAAATCAAATTCTAGTATTGCTTTCATGGTTAAATTATAATAGGTATCATCTTAATGTTTCTGTCCATCGGGTCTATCTGTTGGATTGTGAACCCTCTGTCGCCCTTCTTAAAGTTAGCTTGCACCCACTCTGATGATGGAGATAAGGCTATGTGGTTCATGTAGTTAAAGTCCTGAGCGGTGGAGTAGTCAAACAGAAGTTGGTGACTGTCTCCCTTATCAAACCAAATGAAGTCCGCCTCTTTGTAGATACTGCCTCTCTCGTTGTGCTTAAGGTAGTGGTCAATCTTCTCAATCTGTACAGAGTCTAGCTTCGGCTTGAATCCAAACTTCAAACTCTTAGAATCCTTTCCGTGTGTCAGTACAAATGCGTGTCTGCCGAACATGTAGTGGTCTATAAACCTCTCGTAGTTAACCACAAATACGTTGTTATACCTTTCGTGGGCAACTCGCATGAACGCATGGTTAAGTATCATAGAGAAGGCTCCGCTGTGGTTATCGTTGCATACGTTGTGGCATAGGATGTTGTCAAAGTAGGGGTGTAGGATATCTAACATAGAGAGCTTGAACTGCAACGCTACCTTAAATGCCTTCTGGCTAGACATATTCTGAGGTAGCTTATGGCCCCCGCGAGTAGTGTAACCGTCCCACCCGTCAAGGACATCCCCAAGGTCGTCAATGATAAGTGTGTTTCCTGCCCTGTTACTGATAACGTACTTACACATCAACTCCATGGTATCCATAAGGGTGTCCTCGTTCCAGGGGGTTGCGTACATGGCCGTCTCCTCAGAGTCTGTACACATTGCGATGTGGGTGTCTGTGTATACAAGCCTTGTGATTGCTGCCTTTGGTGAAGGCTTAAGGTCTCTGTCAGGTGTGAACTTGTAGTTCATAGCCTCGTCAATGATCGTCTTGTAGTCGATAGTATTCGACTCATCCTCCTTGTAGTCAAGGACAATATTAAACTTCTGCTGACCTGCGTGGTTCACGTACTTGGCACTTGTTACACGGGAGATGTCTATACCCTCCTTCTCGCAGTAGTGCTTGAACGCGTCAGTACTTAGTACACCCTCACTGTAAGTGGAGTCATCTTGCTTTGTTACACTTTCACCGTCAGTCCACTCCTTCAGGTGGTAGTTGATTGTACTCTTACTGAAGTGTACTCCGTACTCATCCTCCAATACGTTAACTATCTTCCTAGAGCTGTAGCCCTTAGAGTTTAGTTCAATAATTTTGTTTTTGTATTCCAATACCTTACTCATTTCTGTATTCTTTTTTTAACTCTTCTGCAAGATTAAACAATTTCCCCCAATTACCTGATAACTTATTTCTACTTGTTGCCGTACCGAAATCAAATTCGTAGTGTTCTTCGGGTGTCAAGAATACTATGTTTTTGTCGTACAGCCTGAACTTAGGGTAAAGCCCTTTAGGGATTACGTGGGCAAACGTGTGTGCTATAGGATTAACTGGAAGCCCGCTTACAAAGCTTACGTGTTCTCTCGTGGCCCACAGTGCTTCGAACAGAGCCTTCTCCCCTGTAGGCTTCTTTACGTGATTTTTTATAACTTTAGATGCTGTCTTAGGTTTATCGGAGAGTCCGTGCTTGTGGGGGTTCTCCCTTCTGTCACAGTCAAGGAGCATTCCCCTTGCGTAGATGTAGCCCTCTTCGCCACATCCACACTTACAGACTTTCTTTTTGCGTTCAATCATTGTAAATATTCTTTATTAGCCCTAAGCCAAGCCACTGCAATTATGTACGCGTCTGCCATGAGGTAATAGTCCATCATTGAGCTTACTCTTGGCACTACCTTGTGACCCTTTCTAACTCTAATGTACTCTCCTATAACAAGAAGTGCCTCCTCGGTAGTGGACACAATACTGTCCGATCGCTCCACTATTTCTTTTACTTTAGTCATACTCCTTCAATAAGCTTTGAAGTCCAGAGATTGCACCGTGAAGGGACTTCTCAAGGGACTTGATTTCTTCTAGTTCTGCTTTTTGTGTGGCGGCATATCCCTCAGCTAGTTTAAGCTTTACTCTTTCAGCCCCCGTAGAAGCCCCCACACCCTCCGAACAAGCAACAGCGTACTCGTACTCCACTCTTCTTTTTAAATCAGGCAAGTAGCCTAAAAGGGGTATAAGCATCTCAAGGGCCTCTGTGACCTTTTCTTTGTTTGTTCTTTGCTCGTACCCTTGGGTAAGGCAGTCAACTATTGTTTGTGATATTTGGTCTGCTGTCATAACTTAAATAATTCGTAAGTACTATTCTCTGTTTTAAACTTTATGTACCCTTCTTTCTGTTTGACAATCTTCGTAATAGGAGTAGTCTGCCAAGTGAAGAACTCATTAAAGGGCGACATAATTAAACTCCTACCTATTGCAGGCTCTTCGTGTATACTTTCAAATTTCCCATCTAGTCCCCACTCAAACCACTTAACTTCTTCCGATATTTTAGTGAGTCCATCTTTTTTTCTTATTAATTTATAGTTAGGGATTTGTTCTGCTGGAAGCATTAATTCAAGTACTGACAGAGGTATTGCTTTAGATTTCATACTATTTCTAATTGTATTGTATATCCTTTACTCTTCCATTCTTTTAGTAATGAGTTTGGTATTTGGTCTGCTAGATAGTGGGGGACGTATACTACATCTCCCTCATATCTTATTTCTGGGTAATTTTTGATTGTGTCCATAATTAATGTATATCGCTAAATTTATCTCCAAAGTTAACAGAAATATCCATAGGTACATTTAACCTTAGTCTTGTGTTCACCATTTCGATAGAGTCTCGTAAGAGTTTCTCTATGCCTTTTCTGTAACCCTTCTTCACTATCAAGTCTAATTGATCGTGGTAAATCATTGACAGTCTGCCGCTTACGTCTGTAACATTCTTGGCCCATAGGTGGGTTATAAAGTCTCCCGTGGACTGTATAACAGCGGACAGCCTGTCCTTATCGCTCCGTAACTCGTACCAAAACTTATTGTAGGGATTCTTAACCCAAGTTCTATCTAGGCACTGCTTAGTTTCGAACCTGCTTGCTATAGTCTTAGCTTCTTTGTTAGCCTCCCAGTAAGCATCAAGTAATTTCTTAGCTTCACTTTGCTTAATCTCCAAGTTCTCTGCTAACTTAGCCTTACCAACACCGTACTGTGCTGAGTAGTTGACCGTCTTTCCACTGTGTCGCTTCTTGTCTAGGTCGTGGTATCTGTCTGACTTCGTGTCCTTGTTCTTCTTACATTCCTTGTAGAAGTCTACATCTTCCTGACTCATCATGCCCGCAAGCATACATATTTCGAGGTGGGAGTCGTAGTCCTCCGTTAACTGGGCCATTACCTTTTCAGGATTCATTGGGTAGATTAGGTCTAGCTTAATCATATTCTCAAGGGATGCAAGGTCGGAGTCTACTAACTCGTAGCCCTCGTCACAGGTAAGCACCCCACGAATTAATTCCCCGTATGGTACTGATGGCTTCGGCATATTGACTAGGCGAGCGTGACGGGTTCTTAGTGTTGAAGCTAGTCCGTGTATGCCGCAAGATATGTAGCCGTCCTCTTGGTCACGAAGGAATCCCTTCAGTAGTCCAATTCTGTGCTTAAGTACGCCCAAGTCGTCAAGGCTTTTAACGTCATCTCCAAGCTGTAGTACAGACGGGCACAGTGACTTATCGGACAGGTAGTAGGTGGGTATCTTACCATTAGTTCCGTCATTGAAGTTCTGAGGCTTCCAACCTAGACTGAACAGCCAATCTTTTATCTGTGCTGGGGAGTTAGGGTTAGGCTCATCGTAGTCATTGATCACCTCAATAGGTTCGCTATGCTCGAAGGGCAGTCCTCTCTCCTCTGTTAATTTCTTCCACTTCTCTCCTTGAGATGACAGCGTACCGTCTTTCTTAAACGGAATCTTTGGTGGAACTCTCATTGACTTAACACCAATGGTAGGCATGACCTTCTTCAGGGCATCTGTCTTCTCTTCCTTTAAGTCCTCAAGAAGTTTTAGGTTAGCTTCTGCGGCATCTATATCTAGCTTAAACGGGTTAGCCTCTTGCAACCTTACTGTGTACATCTTAAAGGAAAGATATCGCACCAGTGAGTCTATAATCGTCTCGTTGCTGTCGTATAACTCGTCAAGGTCTTTCTTAATCTTAAACCATAACTGCGTTTGAATCTTAACGTCCTCCTCACACCTATGGTAGTACTGTTCTTTTGGAAGGTTTTCCCAATTTTGTATAGCTACCTTGGGTATCCCAAACTCTACTCCCCAGTCTGCTAGTCCATGGGAAGATCTGTGCGGGTATAGATACCAACTGAGTGCCAGTGTATCTACAACCCCACAAACTACTTTACAGTCTAATATTTTTTCTATTACCGGTACGTCATACGTTTGAAAGTTATGGCCTACTAGTGTTATGTCCTTACGAGATACAAGCTTACGTATGTCATCGTAGGAGGACGTAGTCTTAATGTCACCGCCCCAGTTCATAGATAGGCAGTGTACCTTATTTACTTTACTGAGGAATCCGTTCGCCTCTATGTCGCAAGGGATGTATATCATAGCTTTAATACTGTAAATCGGATATTTCTTGAATAGCTTTTAAAATACCAACAGTACCTCTTGGGTCGTATCCATTTTTGTAATAAGACTTAATCTCGTGCTTAATTGAATCTCTCATGTAGATAATTGTTGCGTGATCTCTACCTACTATCTCTCCTATGTCTTTAAGAGATAGTCCTGTGTTTTTATACATTAAGTAGCAGTAGATTTGTCTAATTTGCACTACTTCTTTGATTCTTGTGGGGCTACAGATATCTTCTACAGATACCATTCCTATACGACTGCAAATGTACAATATGTCTTTGTGATTATTAAAAGCTACCTCTTTTGCTTTCTCTTGCAATCTATCTCTTTCTAGTCTTATGCAGACCAGAATCTTGTCTCTTAGGTCATCTAGTTCTTTGAGTACTTCTTTGTAGTCCATAATATTTTTTGTTTAAATAAAAGGGAGGCTCGTTACACCTCACCCCTTTAATCACCGCTTTTAAAATTTAGTTTAGTTTATTTGTTAAGTTGTTTGCAGTATATGAAATACTTTATGTGCCTGTATTTAGTGTCTAGTAGCTCCCCTGCTACGAAAGTTCCAATAGCCTTAATTGTTCTGTACATGAATCTCTCTTGATCATACTCTACAAACCTGTGGAGAAATCTATGATCTTTTTTTGACAGAATTATTACGTCTTTGTAATGAGGTTCGTTGTAAGACCAGTGGTGACAATCTCTATTTGGTATGGTATACTTACCTAAAGCACTTCTAGCTTTCCTTTTCTCAGGATATTTTTCGTTATACCTCTTCATTATATCCCTCTTAGCTTCTGTTGTAGGTTTGTGCTTTTCTTTATACCCTAGTCTATGATACTTCTCCCTGTGTCGGGCTTGTTCCTTCTCTACCCACTCATGGTCTTGAAGTAATTTACTTTCTCTTTCTCTAACATCTTTCTTGGTACAATCTTTACACTTATTCAAGTACCCATCGCCCATTTGTTTGTGCTTGTAATAGGCGGAGAGGGGCTTATCCTCTCCGCACTTAAAACATATTTTACTACTCATAACTTTGTCTATTTGTTACAAAGGTAGTAAAAATTATAACACTACCATTTTAGAATGGAAGACTATCGTCCTCTGTAATATCATCAAATGATTGACTTACCATAGGATGTTTGGGTTGTGAAATTTGATTACCTCCTACTACTCTTAGTTGACTTCCGTCAATCTGAGCGTAGTACTTTCCTTGCCATTCTCTACCTCCGACAAAGAAGTCAATCTCTACCTCTGTCCCTACATCCGGCAGGTTAAACTCAGGATTAAAAAATCCTACTGGTACTGTGTTGTTACGTTTTGAAGCAGTCTCTACTAAAATTGTAACACGTTTCCACTCTCCCTTTTCTGTTGAGCCTACCTGTGTATCCACATTTAGTACTCTTCCTTTTACTTGATTCATAGTCTTTATGATTTATTTGAATGTTTTGATTTAAGTGCGAACGATTGCTCAATTAACCAGTCTGCTGTTGCTACTATCTTATCCTTATCTATCTTGCCATGGTTGAACATAGATACAGATAGATTGAGACAAGCCCCTACTGTAATCCCCACGGTGTCAGGCTTGTATCCTGCACCTCCGCCACCGCGGGTATTCACTTTACCTACTGAACCTTTATCACCGTATGTGGGATGACTGGACTTAACCTCATACTCTACCTCATCGCCAACAGAGAATTTATTTTGCTCTTTATGGGAGGTCTGAATCTTTTGTCCATCTTCCATAACATAATCGTGAGTATGCATGGTATCTCCATTTGTGCTTTGCCAACTAGAGCCTACTAATACACTTACTACCTTACTTATTTTCTTCATTATTACTTATTTATTGATTTAAAAAGTTTACTATTTTAGTGAATGTTATGAATAGCCATATAGCTATGTAAAGTCCTGCTGGGAGTCTGAACATCCAAAAGATTTTCTTTCTGAAGCTTGGCCCCTCCTCTGACTTTGTGGCTATCAAGAAAATAGACGCTATCCAAAGTCCCGTTAAGTGAAGTATTGTCGTAATCATTTTACAAATGTAGTTTAAAGGTTTTTATTAACAATGAATTATTTTTAAAATGCTGATACAGTATCATCAGGAAGACTCCATCCTTAGGTGTCTATAATAGATTTCTCTCTTTCTTGCGGGAGGTTGTAGTAATCCTTACGGTTCCAATACTCCTTGATTGGGTCTACACCATTACACTTGAACCCACACAAGTCCTTGTTTGCGTACAATAGTACTGGGCTGTCTTTAGGACTTGGGCTTCCCCCCGTCTCAGTCTCCTTGATTTTGTCAACGTGAATCTCCGTGCAGTACTTAACGCTTTCGTCCTTTAAGTTTCTGTGGGCGATCAGGAAGTCATCTGCCTTGTTGGGTTTCATCTGACCGTACTCAACGTCATGCTTACTTGGAACTTCCATACCACCGTCATTATTCTTGCCCCTAGCTGCTGTACTTGTGATGTGGTCAGTGATCCAAACAGCGGAGTAGTTCTCCTTAAACGTTTGCAGTAGGTTCAGTGACCTCAAGTTGACCGTGTACTGATTCTCGCCTAGTGGAAGGTCGAACGCATTGTACGGGTCTCCGATGACAACATCGTACTCAAAGCCTTCATCGTGAACTATCTCGCACTTCATCAACCAGTCTTGTGCGGTGTGCATCCTCTTGGCTGTAAAGAATCGGTAGTGTTCAGACACAAAGTCCTTGGCTAACTTATGCTCATCCGCTGTGAACAGCTTAATGGACTTGCCGATGTAGAACTCTTTAATCTTCTTGCGGACTGAGCCATCTCTGTTTTCCTTGGCGTACATAAGCACCTTCCAGTCGTGCATCGTTGCGGCAAGTACCGAGAAGTACCAGAACACAAACGACTTACCTACGTTGTCCCTTGCAGCAAGCCACACCAGAGTATTCTTCTTGAGCATCCAGTGCGTGTCTAACTTCGGCATCCCCGTAGGCAAGCCCATCTCAAGTGTGCCGTTAATGACTGCACTCTCGTACTCGTCCATCTCCTCGTCACTGGCTAAGAAGTCGTAACTCCCATCGTTACGTTTGGTAAAGTCAAGCGACTTCTCCATCTCTTTAATCTCGTGGAGTGGGGCCTTCTTTCCGTACTCGATGCCGTCCTTGATTGTGGTTACAGCAAGCCTAAAGTCCTTCGGCTTCTTCTTCTTAATCTCCTCCTCTAGGTGTTTAGTGGCCTCATCAAATGTAATTAGCTTAGTTCCTACCGCACCCCCAACAAGCCTTGAAGCCTTGAGCAGTACGTCATGCTTCTCTCCGTCTACCGAACTACGTATCATTGAGGCTGCTATGTCTAGTACCTTCTTCTTACGCTTCTCCTTAGCGTCCGCCTTCTGTGCTTGGTACTGCTCGTCAGTCAAGGTTCTGTCCCAAACCTTACTGTCAGGGTTTACCCAAAGGTCTTGGTCGTAGGACTCGAAGCACAGTCTACCTATATTCTTAGAGGTACTGTCCAACTCAGGGTAACGAGACAGAAATGCGTTGTAGTACATCGGGTGATTGATGATGTTTGGGGGACACTTCACAAGAGCCTTGCAACCCTTCGTAACGCCAGCCCAAACAGCGTAGATGTAGGTGTCCTTCTGCAATCGCTGTCGTATGACCTCTGCATCTCCCTCGTCAAAGTCTAGCACAAAGAATCCTGAATGGCTGGATATGCATTCGTCATTCCTTAGCGTATCGTTTCCGTTCTTATCCTTCCCTACCTTGTCTGCTACACCCGCAAAGATGACAGATGGCAGTGACACTTTAAGACTGGCGTAGTCCTCTCCCGCAATGAACTTCTGTCTAATTAGGTTGACAGCCTCAGCACTTCTACCCGTTCTTATGCGGTTAAGTGCTTGGTCTACTGTTATGTAGTAGGGGTTTATGGTATCCCTTGCACCATTAAAGATAGTTATTTTACTCATAATTTTGCGAAAGTATGATTTTAGTTTGTTTTATTGGTGTTTTAATACGTTTCGTATATACACTCGTTGTGCGTAATACCTAAGCATCCGTTTTCATAAGAAAGTTATGCCATTGGTTCGCCATAGCCTGTGCAATCCCTGGAAAGGTCTTACTTCTTAGTTTCGCTCTTTCTTCTTTAGGTAGTTTCCAAGCATCAGCATACCAGGCAGGCATAGTTTTCCCACTCTTAAATTCTTTTCTTGGCGCAGGTTCTACTTCATTCGTAGGCGTTAATGTCGGAAGTTCTTTAAGCCAAAGGCAGGTTTTCTTTTCAAATGGGTCGCCAAACTGCCAAGGGTTTATAATTTGGTCAGGTTTCCGCCATTCGCTACTCATTACGCCAACAGGGTTTTCAATTACAATATGGTTACAGTTAGCATTTGCAAACATCATAAAGAATTTAATCGCTTCTTTACGGTCTTCGTGTCGCTTCACGGCTTTTTCACCATACCTTTCAATGTTAAACCATCTATTACCTGTTACAGTTAAGTAGGTACACGGTGGGAAGGCTATAATCAAATCCCATTTCTGTTTTAATAGTTCAGTAACATCTTGCTGTAAGTGCCATTCAGGATGCCCACCGCTACAAGGTAATATGTCACAAGAAAAAGCCTCGTGTCCTAACTTTCTGAATGCTTTTGTTACTGCCTGACTTTCCTCACAGGCTATTAAAATTCTTGCCATCGCTTATTTTTTAAATTCTTTTTTGTTTGTTTTATTAGTGTTTTTTAGTATTGCGTATATACCAAGCCTATACCTGCGATACCTATTAATAGTAGCCCAGTGTCAGCATTACGCTTACTAGCCATCAATATCAAAAATCCAAACCTGCAATTGGACGGGCACATTTAAAGAACCACTAGGAACTTATCGCTTATGACTTGGTTGACGCTTGTGGGTCAGAGCCAAGATTTACCGCTTGATATTAATGAACTCTATCGCTACCATCAGTAGCTGGTCGGGTTGAGTTAAGGTCAACCCCGTTAAGTAACACCTATCAAAAGAATCCGAAGGGGACTTTTACATCCCCTTCATTGGATTCGTAGGGTGCAAATCTAAACATTAATATTTAGATATTAAAATTAATTTCAAGAACTTTATTGTTCTCCGCGACTAAGTCTTCCAACATCATCGCTACCTCACCCGTGTGGGCATCTGCTAAGGCCATTAGAGCCTCGTTGTTCTTACGTAACTGCTCCTTGAGTATGATTACCTCATTCACAGATTTAAGGCTGTTAAACAGCATCTCTCCTAGTTTAGCTTCCATGTCTAGTGTAGTTGATATATTAAACTTTCGTAAACAAAGTCAGGATCGTCATTCAACTCATCCAACTCTTCTTCTGTTGCGGCACGCCATGTACCGTCAGGGTCTTGTACGTTAGCGTACGATATGTACGCATCTACAAAGTCAGGCGCATCCCACCCATTTACATTTTCAAACTCTAGGTCTGTTACTTTATTCTTGTTTATCATCTTATGGGTATTTAATGTATTCTACTTTATCTTCAGTGACTGGGTTCTCTAAAAATCTATCAATGACTTCTTTTGCCATTTCTAATTTTCGTACACTATTTGAAAGACTTTTACATGGAGATA